GTCTGAACTTTCAGGCTTTAGCTCATACCATCTTGTACCTGCTACTGTTTCTACATAAATATTCCCATACATGGGGTCTGTCTCACCGCTTTCGCCTAAAGACAAGAAAGGCCATTGTGGTTCTTCATTGACAATATCAAAGTATGCTCTATTAATGACATCTTTTACGTGCGTTTGTATTCCTACGGAAGTAGAAAAAGTAGCACTTGTAAGCTCAACTTCATTAATTTCTCTGAGGATTTCATTTGATAATTTTAAAAAGGTTGTTGCCATGATTTATTTTGCCTTTGTAGTTTTAGTGGACTTTCCAAATATTACGTCCCAGTTTGCATCATACTTTTTTTTATTTTCAGCTTTGTAAAAACTTCCTGTATCTCCAAGTATCTTTCCATTTGGCTTAGCTGAAATCATCATTGGTTTTTTATTTGTTCCTACTTGTGGCATATATACTCCTTAAAAAGATTGGGGGAGTATTTCATCCCCCTCTCTTATGTTTCTACTTAGTCGATACCGTAGAATGCAGATACTAGTGCCTCTGGACGTAGTACTTTAGCTCCATAAACATGCAAGCCTCGTACAATATCACCAAAGCTATCTGGATCACGGATGACCTCAGTGCTAGTGATAGTCTGTGCAGTAGAAACTGCTGACATGTGACCCGCTACACACTGTCCTGCCGCATTAGATGTGGCCGCAATGTTGTTAGTTTTGTACATGTCAAATCCTCGCAACTTACCAGTTGATACTAGGCCGTTTCGGATTGAACCTTGTCCGGCGTTGAAATCAACAGAAAGTAGCTTAGAAGAGCTTTGAACTAGAACTTCATAGAACTCAGGGTTAGCTAGGAACCAACGACCTTCTTCTGGTACGTTTTGCTCGTCAAGTAGACGGGCCATACGAGAAAGAACATCAATTGGGTCATGCTCACTTGAACCAAAACCAATATCCAAGTTACCAGTTCCGTCAAAAGTACCTTCTGCAAGGTCAGTAGCACTATCAGAACCCATGATATGGTTAGGACTAGACGCAGAAACACCTGCAATAATCTTAGCAATTACGCCTGCGTCAAATGCATCCTTCAAAGCGTAAGCCGCTGAAGAAGTCGCTACTTCTTTAAAGTTAACATGAGACATAGAAGTTTCAATGTCGTCTACTTTAAATTTGAAAGCGTTAGCTACGTCTACAATGAGAGTAGTTTCTGCATCAGTCAGTTTAGTTTGAGTTACGTCTGCGCCACGCTCATACTGAAAAACAGTAATTTCTGGTTCTTTGATAATCTTTACAGAATCTCCGAAACCTGCGATCTCACCTGCATAGTCAGTGTTGGTAATTGCTTCAGCTACTGAAGACTTACGGAAAAAGTTAAGAACCTTCTTAGAAAAAATTGAAGGCATGAAAAAGGCATTAGTTTGCCCTGAAACAGAGTTACCAAAGTTACCGTTGGTATCTGTACTTTGTTCAAAAAGTTGATCTGATTGGTTAAAAGCCATGTTATGTTACTCCTAAAAGACAATAATTAAAAATTATCGCACTCGTCCTTCCATGATAGCTTGATCAATTTCAGCTTCATATTTATCAAAATCTCTCATGGACAACGCCGCGATTTCCCGTTGTGTCCATATCTTTGGTTCTTTAGCATCTACACCTGTTGTTTTGGTAGATACAAAGTCTGCCGCAGATTTGGAAGATTGTGACTTCTTTGACTTTTGCTTTGTATTTTTAGTTAGACCATTTTCTAATTTATATAAATCAATAGCTTTGATGGCTAAATTAACATTATTTGGGTTGTTGTAAATCCAATCCTGAATTGCTTCAGGTTGAGTTTCTGCCCAGTTATGAAACTTTTCATCGCCTCGTATATCTTCAAAGTCGGGGTGCTGTTCATGTAGGGCTGATTCAGCTTCTCTACGTGCAATAGCGGCCTCTCTTTCTTCAATAGCTGAGAGTTTACTTCTGATTGCTTCGACTTGTTGTTCGCTTTGTAAGTGTGCAACAGTCTCTACAGTTTCATATAGATCAGGATATTGTTCTCTAAACTGTTCTAGGTCTTCGACACTTTTAGGCGGTTCATAAGTAGGTTCGCTACTTTGTGCCATTGCCCTTAGTTCTTGTTCCTTTTGTTTAAAGGATGCTATCTTTTCATCATAATGTTTTTTTAAGTCATCATATCTTTTTTTATAATTAGTATTTTGTTTTCCTTGCTTGGGGGCTTCAGTAGACTCTTCGTCACTGGAGGTGGCCTTCGTAGGTCTTTCAAAATATAACCCGTCTGCGCTTCCTAAGTTTGTAGGTTTTACATCCTCATGCCAATCTTTTCTAGCATTGTATGGATTTACTTCTGGTTCGTCTATCATTTCACTTGCAGTTGTCATTGTCACTCTCCTTTTGGGGCTTGCTAGTCTTTCAAGGTGGCTGTACTGTTCGCGTTTACAATACAGGGTCTTGATACTTCAAGGTGGCCTCTAGGTTTTAAAATGATAAGGGGTCTATAAATAGAGTAGCCTTATCTCCTTTTGTTGCTTGGCATACTATCTGCGCTTATCATCCTAGATCGAATAACAGACTCTTCGTCTTCTTCTTCGATTTCAGACATTCCGCTATCAGTTAGTCCTCCAAACGCTTTCTTCATGTAACCGCCATCATAAGCACGTTCAGCATCATCCATCATAGTTTGAAGCTTATCTGCGCCTAATTGATCGGTTGCTTTTTTGGTGAAAACAAATTCACCGTCCGATAACCTTGCGGGAATCGAATCTGATACTCCAGTTCCGGGGCCATCTACTTCCCCTTCACCTGAGAATTCTCCTGCGACATCCATCACTTTATCAAAGATGCCATTTAAACGCTCATCGCCTTCTAGAACGCTCATTAAATATTCTTGTTCTTCCATATCTAAAGCTTCAGACATTACAAAATCTAAATAATTCTTTTCCATTTCATCGTCTGGAAGTTGCGAAGCTTTAGCTTCTGCCATTTCTTCTGGGGGAATATTGTCATAAGTATCTTCTGGCATTTCTTCCATTTCTGGTGGAACCATTAAAGATCCTTCTGCATATTTAGTCATACCACCTTTATTTTTCTTTTCTATAGTATTATAAGATCTTCCTTCATAATCAAAAAACGAAGCACCTATTTTTTTTGCTTCTGTTTGTAGTTTACGAAATTCTTTAGCTGAATCTGATCCTTTTTTATAAACTGGATAATCTGAAGGATTAATTCTTTCATCTAAAACTTCTACATTTATTCCATCTGCTTTAGCAGCTTCTACAATTTGAGGGATATCTTCTGAATTTATATTATCAAATACAAATTCTCCTATACGAAGAACTGTAGCACCAACAGCAGTAGCAACAGTAGCTTTTCTTCCTGTATCTCTTGTAGCTCTTTGAGATTTTGTTATAGGAGCTATTTTCTTTTGATTTGTAGTAGCTTCATTTGTTAAGTCGTTAACGTGTTTATTAGCTTCTTCTAATATATCAGATCCTACATTTTTTATTTTTGTAGCTAATCGACCCACTCTATAATTTTCACGTTCTGGTGGCATTAACATAGAACCTCCCTCTGCTTTATTTTCATATTTACTTTTTTCAATTAAGTCATTTACACTGTAAACTTCGCCTTCAACTTTAAAAAATTTATCTTCATTCATCCATGCTTTTTTAAAAGCATAATTAAATTTTGTACTTCCTTTAGGCATATAAGAACGCCGTAATACTTC